CAAAGGAGTAGCCTACAAAAATGAACGAATGCGTCCAGTATGGTATGATTCAACCCCGGATGTGGGTATCATGGGAACAGAAAACTATGAAAAGTTCTTCAAATATTCAGAATCATCACTAGGTGGGTGTGGTAGAGAAGAAACCGAATTGTTTGAAGATAAAGTGATGAAGAATGTTATGAAAGAAGTAACTATTGATAAAATAAAGGCAATTGAATAAAGTAATTATTTTAGCCATATAGTGTATAACAATGTCTATATCGGCAACTAACGAGTTTATTGATGTATGCATGAAAGCTGATAAAGCACTACGCGAAGTAGAAGAGTTATACAACCAGTATCAAGACTTTTTAGATAAACGGGAGTTGCGTAAAGACAGTAAAGCAATGGAATTTCTATCACTTTATCAATATGACATATACAAAGAAGTGAGTGATTCACTATATGGAGCAGGAAAAAAGAAAAAGTATACGAAACGTAGAAAGACGAAGGGACGAAATAAAACACGTTCAAAAAGATAAATAGTAAGTAATAATTTTTATTTACTATTTCAAGGTATAATTATATATTTATGCCTCAGTAGGCATAGGTTGATTATTCTGAGACCCGCGTTTATTGCGACGTACAGTGACGAATTCATCGGTCTCTGGTGTGGTTCGTGAAACACTACGGGTCTCACACATGAGTTCACCTCCAGATATACCAGTAACTGACATTGCCTTATATTCGTGTGAACCAGAGTCGGGTTTAACGAGGTCAAACTCAACATACTCGCCCTGAACCATATATTTATACTGTGAGTTAGTGACTTTAATGGCGGTAAAGTGTGTAAAAATATCCTTTCCATTATAATCACCCTTTTCGCTGACTGTAATAAACCCATATCCAGCCTTATTATTAAACCATTTTACCTTACCAATAACTCCTTGTTTGATTGTTTCTCCTGTAGTCTCCATAATACTATTGTATATGTATTCATTCACAAATCTGTTTATACCCTTTATTGAAGGTATAATTATATGGAGTAATTATATATTTACATAATGTTGATGCGTAAAATGATGTCAATTGTGTTTTTATTATTAGTATTAATAATATCTTTAGGCGTAAGTGTGTATATGGAATCAACCAAGGTTGTAAATGAGGGTATGGAAAATGAAATAATGGAGGAGGATATGCCTGCTGAGGAGATGCCTGCTGAGGAGATGCCTGCTGAGGAGATGCCTGCCGAAGAGATGCCTGCCGAAGAGATGCCTGCTGATAAAGCCGCATCTGGAGAGGACTCTACATTTGACGTAACCCCTATGGAGGGTTCTTGCACTGAAACCATGTCAAACTATAATTAAAACATTTTTAGAATAGCCGCATAATTTGGTAATTCTTCATATTTTAAAGTATATACGTATTTCAAGTAATTTTGTAAACTGGTGTCAAGTGTATCAGAAGCCAAGAGAATATTAGATAGTTTTTTCATTTCCAGTCGTAATATATTTTTAGAATGATATATGTTGGTTTCATTATATTCGTCATTAATACTAATATCATCTTCTATATTTTCCCACGATAGTCGTCTTTCGTGTAAAAATAAATATAAGTAGCCAAGTGAAATGAGATCATCGCGTCTAGATGCCATAGAACCCGAATGAACGTTATAACTAACATACTTTGGACTTCCTATAATATCCTCGCTACAATCATCAGTTACGTGTTCTCCTTCATCATCAATAAAAAAGGTAGAAAATCCAAAATCGATTAGATACAATTCACCAGCCTTAACCATAATATTTTGCGGCTTTATATCACGATGTATTACTCCATTATCGTGTATTGAACTGAGAATATTAACAATTTGGTATATAATAGAGTTGATTTTAGATATAGATAATTTCTCTTTGGTAATGATGTAATCATATAACGAACAATCGTATAATGACATAACGAGACACGTATTTTCGCGATATGTTCCAAACCAACACACTGCTGGTATATTTCGCGTATCTCGTTCATATAGATATTTAAGTATAGTAGTTTCGTGTCGTAATAATTTAATATTAGATTGTATATTCTCAAACTTAATTGCTACATCAGTATTGTTTTTGTAGTGTTTACCTTTATAAACCGACCCAAACTTACCATTACCCAGTTTTTCATATAAATTATATCTTTTTCCTATTAGTTCATTCATCTACTATGTATATTGTGAATCGTTTATTATATTTCCATAATATATAGTGAAAATGTTATCATATAAACTTCTGGATAATATAACGGATACAATAGGTAAATATTATGGAATATTACCAACTATATTATTAATAGCATACGGACTTATATTTATTGGTGTCATATACATAAACTCCGAGTATTTGTATGCGTTTAAAACCGTAATGCAATTGATAGTTTGTATATTTTTAATATATAGGTTCCATCCGTATCGAAAACATATACTACAAAAATACGACGCCCAAATAATTTTTAGCAGCGCGATGTTTTTATTAGTGAATATAAGTGCGGTAGCGGTAGCAAATCAGATAATAACTCCAATAGGCGATTCATTGACGATTATGTCAGACCTTCCATTGGACGAATTGGCGAATGTAGTGGAAGTAATGTAAATGATATGAAGAGAATATACTTTATATCATTAGTTTATAGAATGGAAACCCAAAATATTAATCAAATTTTTGAAGACGCATTAAGCGACCCTTCATTATTGTCAACATTGGATATAGATAATTTATTAGAATCTATTGAAAATACCAAAAATGACTATCTTGACAATAAAACCACAAGTGATATAACAACTGAAATACAGAATAAAATAGACGAAATCGGCATATCAGGAGATGATAAAGATGTGATATTAAAAAAATTAAACGGTTATAGATTCGTAGATGAAATACACGAATTACATAAAGGAAAGATGGTAAGATGGATAAGAAACGAGACTGTAAAATTAACAAATGGCGGTATCGTAACTGATATAAAGTTTTTAGATAATGGAGTTCATGTATTATGTATGAATAATCAACGACGATTTATTCAATATAAATATGATGACTGTTATACATTTCAGAAGATGAGTGTCGAAGAACAACTGATACTTATGGCTTACGAAGAATTATCGTAAATTTTTGCGAGTGGTGTGCCCCATATTCATTCTATTTTTTTGAGTTCTCTTACGTTTAGTAGTTAGATAAAAAAATTCCTTCAAATGATACATTATTTTTTGTGCGACTATAATATCTCGTTTTAAATCTTGAACCATAGGGTTACCATTTGTGATATGATTACGTTTTATAAAATAATCAGCTATAAAACCGTGAAGTGTATGTGGGTCAGATTGTCGTGTAAGTTTATTATAAATATCAGAATTAACAAAGCGTTTGATGATTTCTTGTGTAGACAAGTGATGTGTGTATGAATATGGTTGAATATAATAGACGCGGTCAGATTTCATATCTTTATATTCAGAATTATCTATAAAACATACTTCTGTTTTTACAGGAAGAAGCGTACACTTAATAAAATCCGTGAACGTTTTAGATGTGCTCGTTCTATGTAGTTCTATTCGTTTATCACCAATTCGAAATGCCCGTATAATTTTATCAAAAATGGGAATATTAGTATTTAACTTATAATTAAAATAGGTTGAAATCAAATCGGTCCAATTATGATTGCATTGATTATTCGTATATATAAATATTTGTTTGCATTGACCTGATTTTTTTTTCTGTATTAGAAATTCAAGAATATGTATGATACCATATCTTAGAAATTCTGGATATAGGTCTAACATAGTATTAAAGTCAATCGGAGTATACTTTTTTGTAAAATGTTGTAACGCCGACCATAATATTTCTAAATCAGTAAATGACCCAAGTGTTTCATCCAAATCAAAAGCTATAACGCGTCCATGCGATTTTGTCCGTTTTTTATCATAATATTTTCCTTTATATAATTGTATTTCGTTTATTGTTTCATCATCATATATCATATACAATAAATATTGATAAAAATAGATTCATATATATTTATCAATGACATTTTTATACCCCTGTAGACCCAAATCCTCCACTTCCACGTTCGGTAGTATCATTTATTTCATCAACTACGCGGATATAGACAGGACATAACGAGGGATGACAAATCTGGAGAAGTCGTGTATGTTGAATCACATTGTAAGATGTATCATCACTAGAAGGTAACCATCTAAATGCTCCTATCAGATTTCCACGATATCCAGCATCTATAATACCAGTGTGATTCGCAAGCATTAATGGAGTTTTTGAAAGACTTGAGCGAGGATATGTATAGAATCCACACCCGATGTCGGTCATAGTTGTTGTATCGCAGTAAACCATCTTAGTTTTAATTTGCATATCAATAAATTTAGTTTCAAAATGCTTATCAAATTTTACATCTTCTGGAACATATAGGTCAACCCCTGAATCTGGATATGCTGATGTAAACATTTTGTCATTATGAGACACACTTAGATTTATATATTTTTTGTTTAGTTCATCATTGTCCGTGCTAATATACAACACCGCATAATTAGGAACACTATTAGATGAGTGTAATGTTTTTCTATACTTTGCGATTTCTTCAATCTTGTAATACAACCCAGTATCAAATGCCGACATGATTATAATAATATACACGAACAATGTCTATATTATTTTCAAAAAGAATTATTTCATTTGTTTGAATTGTTTCCAAGATACAGGCTTTCCTACTGACATGGGTTCATTGTCTCCTTCGTGCTCTTTATCCAGTTTATCTAATTTCTTAGTAGCACTATCGACATAAAGCTCTTTTAGCACTTTTCCAACCATAACCGACCCTTCGTGTTGGTCCACTTTCGAATCTTCAATTAGTTTCAATACAGTAAGGAGTTTAGTCATAATTGTTAGGTCAAGTTCATCTTTGACTAGCTTATTGAATATATCAGTATAATTTGCGTATAAAAACTTACACTCATTTTGGCACAGTATAATAAAATCATCATTTTTCATATCAGTATGAGTATTTTTGAATGTATCCAATTTACGAATGTCATCCCTCATTAATACACTGTGTTTCAGACGTCTTATGTTTTCGGTATTATCGTCGCAATCCGATTCATTAATCATCTTTTTCAAATTAAGGCGTTCATCATTTGTTAATCCTGACATAAAAACTTATTAATAGTATGGTTATAGATAAGTGTTTATGTCCGTTTGCGACAAATAACTTTAGTGAGTGAACAAAATATGTGTTATTATATAAATGAATTGGGGATATATATTTCTTGCCGCAATAATATACGTAGTGATTATAGGTTGTTTATGTAGTTCTATACGTGTAGTACCATATAGCACGGACCTAGCATATACTAACGTAACCGAAAGCTTTGTCGACCGGAATTCTACAAACAATTTTGCTACTTCTCTAGGGATGGAACCAGAGCCAGTGTTATGTAAAAAAGTCCACGGTTTCAAGGATTTGCAATGTTGTCCTAATGCCAAATCTCAAAAAATAGACCCTTTTGGATTAACAAAAGGAAAACCTGGCTGTGATGGAGTAGGGTTATTTAATTCTTCTGGAGCATTATGTTTAAACGAGAGCCAACTTAGATTATTAAAAACCCGTGGAGGTAATATGGAATTACCTGAATCTCAAATTGGTCCATAGTCAATATTTTATACCATATCAAGTGATATGGTATAAAATTGAATACAAAATTACTTATTATATTATTAACAATTAATATAATAAAGTCAAAATGACAATTACCCGTGATACTAAATTTAAATTAGCATTTGATAGCCTTGTAAAGGATGTAATAGGGGTGACTGAGTATACTTTGGAAAATCTCACCAAAAATAAATCAGAATCAATGCATACATATAGTTTTAGTATTCCCGAACAAATAGTGGTTATTGGGTTTATTGACCGTAATGGAATTACTCATACAGGGGTTGATGCTGCTAATATGAGTATTCCAGGCGACCAAGATGAAATAAAAAATGAATATATTCCCGAAACCGAAACTTTTAAAACACAATTTGCTGCTACATTTGACCCATATAAAGATGAGGTGACAATCCCTGCGATGAGACCAAACCTACCTCCATATACATACGCGAAAAGTTATGTTAGTATAGACAGATGTGAAGTGAATAATCAAACTGGCGATATAGAAGGAAAGCTATATGTGGTATATCATAAAAAACATATTCCATATTACGTAGAAAAAGACGATAGTGTATTTGAAAAGAAATATAGTGTGTTACTTCGTCGGTTTAATTATGCTAATAATAAGTTAAATATAGCATTAACTGATATAGACGAACTACAAGATGATTTGCTATATAACGAACGTAAATTAAGACTATCCAAGAAATTTTTATATCGTGAAACTAATAATAATAAATTAAGTGAAACTAATCTAATTAATAAACTACGCGATGCTTATCACAAGCTAGATACAAAAGAAGATTGCCCGGTATGTTATGAAACTATTGAAAATGAGAATTTAATAATTCCGAGATGTGCTCATTATATATGTAATGCGTGCCATCC